CGGCGCATGGGTAGGTAAGACTTTTACAGAAGAGCACAGGACTAATATCAGTAAAGGGATGACTTTGAATAAATAACAGTAAGAGCAGGAATAACCTGTCAAGACTGGGGGCCTCTGGCTCCCTTTTTTTATGAGATAAATACAGACAGTGGAGGTATACTATGTCAAGCTTAAACGATACGCCTAGCAACCCGAATTTCCTATCGCCTCTAAACTTTACGTTTAAGATCAGGCGAGCTCCTAACCTGAACTTCTTCCTACAGGAAGCCAAGATTCCAGGCATCGCTATTCAGCCTACTATGGTCAGCAACCCGTTCGTCCGCGTCCCCTACTCAGGTGAGCACGTCGACTACGACCCGCTCGTCATATCGTACAAGGTAGACGAGAACCTTCAGAACTATCTCGAGATCTACAACTGGCTCATCGGTCTCGGCAAGCCAGATTCATTTGATGAGTACACCGCTTTAAACGGTGAGTCACCCCTGCTCGGAGGCGGTATCAAGTCCGACCTCGACCTCATCATCTTAACATCAGCAAAGAACCCGAACTACTCCATCACCTACGTCGATGCTTTCCCAATCTCATTGGATGGACTGAACTTCGACACGACCAGGACCGATGTCGAGTATCTGTCAACCACCGTCACCTTCAAATATACTTCATATAAGATCAATAAATTGTATTGACAAAATCTCCTACTGGTGTATAATAGATATATCAAAACAATAACAGTATGGAGTCAGTATGACGTTGGATGAGATCATGGAGATGTGGTCCAAGGACTGTGACATCGACAGGACAGAGCTGGCTGAGGAGAGTCTAAGGATCCCTCAGCTTCATAGTAAGTACTATAAGATGTACTCACAGGAACGACTCAGGCTCAAGAAGCTAGAGTCAGAGTTCAAGGTACTCAAGCTCGAGAAGCATGAGTTCTATACACAGGGTCCTAGTCAGGAGTCACGTGATCGTGGATGGGAGCTGCCTGCTCGAGGTCTCATACTCAAGGCAGACGTACCCATGTACATGGAGGCAGACCCCCACCTCATCGAGCTAAGCCTCAAGGTCGGTTACCAGCAGGAGAAGGTAGAGTACCTAGAGAGCGCTATTAAGTCGCTGCTAAATAGAGGGTACGCTATCAAGAACGCCATCGACTGGCATAGGTTTACTAATGGGGCATAGATGAGTGAAGTAGTCAAGATCGAGTACCACGACCAGACTCACATGAAAGTGAGGTGTGATCCGGGGGTGGCCTATGAGCTCAATGACTACTTCACCTTCGACGTCCCCGGCGCCAAGTTCATGCCGGCATACAGGAACAAGATGTGGGACGGCAAGGTCCGTCTCTTCAACGTCATGTCCTGCCTACTGTACGTGGGACTCATCACCTACGTCGAGAAGTTCTGCAAGGATCGAGACTACGAGTTCGAGCTCGACGCGGTAGAGTACGAGCCTGAAGAGTTCTCTCTCAAGGAGGCTCACGACTTCATAGAGAAGCTCGGGCCCAAGATGAGGCCGAGGGACTACCAGCTAGACGCCTTCGTGCACGCCGTCAGGAACAAGAGGTCGCTTCTCCTCTCTCCTACAGCCTCCGGCAAGTCGTTCATCATCTACCTGATCATGAGGTACTACAGTGCAAAGACTCTTATTATCGTACCAACTACTTCTCTTGTTAGTCAGCTTGCCAGTGATTTTGCTGACTATGGCTTCGACTCTGATGCTAACGTCCATCGTATCTTCGGTGGACAAGATAAACATACAGACAGGCCAGTCACCATCTCGACTTGGCAGAGCATATACAAACTTCCTAAGGGTTACTTTGACCAGTTTGACGTCGTGATCGGCGACGAGGCCCACCTGTTCAAGGCCAAGTCCATGCAGTCGATCATGTCCAAGCTCACCGACTGCGCGTTCAGGTTCGGCTTCACGGGTACCCTCGACGGTACCCAGACGCATAAGCTGGTACTGGAGGGTCTCTTCGGCCCAGTCAGGAAGGTCACAACCACCGCAGAGCTCATCGAGAAGGGAACCATCGCGGAGCTGACCATCAAGGCGATAGTCCTGAAGTACCCCGACGACATCCGCAAGGCCATGACCAAGGCCGACTACAAGAACGAGATGGACTACCTAGTCAACTGTCGGGCCAGAAATAAGTTCATTCGGAACCTCCTCTTGTCTCTAGAGGGGAACACACTTTTGTTGTTCCAGTATGTTGACAAACACGGAAAAGTATTGTATAATGATATCAAGAATGAGGCAGGTGACAGACCAGTCTTCTTCGTTTCAGGAGCCGTAGATGCAGAAGCACGTGAAGAGATTCGTAGAATCGTTGAGTCAGAGAAGTCCGCTATTGTGGTCGCTAGCTACGGGACTTTTAGTACCGGAGTTAATATTCGTAATCTGCATAACGTTGTATTCGCTAGTCCTTCGAAGTCACGGGTGAGGAACCTCCAGTCCATCGGCCGCGGGCTTCGTAAGTCCGAGACCAAGTCGTCTGTCACACTGTACGACATCGCCGACGACCTGACGTGGAAGAGTCGCAAGAACTTCACACTGCTGCACTTCGTCGAGCGCGTAAAGATCTACAATGAAGAGAAGTTTAACTACAAGGTGTACAGCGTGGGAATTAAAGCATGATATCTAAGCCGAGGGCCAAGAGGCACTACGTCAACAATCGAGACTTCTTCGAGGCGATGGTCAAGTACAAGGCCGACTGCAAGGCAGCCGACGAGGCGGGCAAGGGCAAGCCGCAGGTACCTAGGTACGTCGGCGAGTGCCTCATGATGATCTGCAACAAGCTGTCCACCAAGCCGAACTTCATGAGCTACTCATACCGCGACGAGATGATCGCAGACGGCATCGAGAACTGTCTCGCCTCGGTCGATAACTTCAACCCCGAGCGGTCTACCAACCCATTCGCCTACTTCACTCAGATCGCATGGAACGCCTTCATTCGAAGGATCACCAAGGAGAAGAAGCAGTCATATATCAAGCACAAGAACTTTGAGAACTCCGGCATCATGGACGAGCTGTGGGACTCTGGAGTAGACGGTGGGTCCCATACGATCCAGTCTAAGCACAACCACTACTCGGACGACATCATTCGAAACTTCGAGTCGAAGCTTACCAAGAGTAAGAAGCGTGTCAAGACCGGTATTGAGAAGTTCCTGGAACCAACTGAAGAGCTCGTAAATGAAGATAGCGCTGATAACTGATAGAAACATCTAAAACATAAGTTACAAAGAAAAGAATGTCTGAATCTGCTAGTAAAGAACCAAAAGCAATTGTAATATGTCCAATCTGTGGTAAGTCTGGAGGTAAACCCGCTATGAAAAGATTCCACTTTGATAATTGTAAAGGTTATTCATGCGTATAGCTTTGATCACAGATACTCACTGGGGAGTCCGCAACGACAACGCGATCTTCTACGACTACACCAAGCAGTTCCTCGACAACGTCTTCTTTCCACTCATCGACGCAGAGAAGATCGACACGGTCATCCACCTAGGCGACCTAGTCGACCGCAGAAAGTACATAAACTTCTTGACGGCTAAGCGTCTCAGGGAAGACTTCATGCAGCCGATCAAGGACCGCGGCATCGACTTCCACCTGATCCTCGGCAACCACGACGTCTACTACAAGAACACCAACGACGTCAACGCCATCGCCGAGCTGTACGGCGAGGTCAAGCGTTACGAGCGCGCCGAGGAGGTCACCATCGGCGACTCCAAGATGCTGTTCATCCCATGGATCACAGCGGACAACCGCGAGCACTCAATCGACATGATCAAGAAGTCAAGCGCCCCGATCGCCCTAGGACATCTCGAGCTCAACGGCTTCGAGATGTTCAGGGGCAGCATCAGCACGCACGGCGAGGACGCGTCGATGTTCGACAAGTTCGACATGGTATGCTCCGGTCACTTCCATCACAAGTCTACTACCGGCAACATCAACTATCTAGGAAGCCACAGCGAGTTCACGTGGTCAGACTTCGACGACGACCGTGGGTTCCACATTCTCGACACCAACACCAGGAACATCGGCTTCGTCCGCAACCCCTACACGGTGTTCAAGAAGATCTGGTACAACGACGAGGACACCAAGTTCTCCATCGACTTCATCACCAACTACGACTACGCGTCCTTCAGCAAGAAGATCGTGAAGGTCATCGTCCAGAACAAGTCCAACCCCTACCTGTTCGACATGTTCATCGACAACGTCGAGAAGGCTGGACCTAACCAGCTTCAGATCGTCGAGGACCATCTCAACCTCAACATCGAGGACGAGGGCGACATCGTCAAGGAGGCCGAGGACACCATGACGATCTTCAAGAAGTACATCGAGCAGATCAATACTACCAAGGTTGACAAGCCTCGGCTCGAGATGGTGATCCAGAATCTTTATAATGAGGCTCTAAGCGTAGAATGATTACGCAATGAACGCAGATAAAATAAATCCAAATAACTATCCTAGAACTATATGCGGAGTTGAAAGCGGTTATCAATTAGACCATATAAAATCTCTAAGACAATGCTTTGATGAAAATATATCCATAGAACAAGCTGCAAGTGTTGATAATTTACAGCTTTTACCATGGAAAGAAAACTTGAGAAAGAGATAGACAAGTGGCTATAGTTTTTCATCATATACGCTATAAGAACTTCCTTTCCACAGGCAACGCGTTTACGGAGCTCGAGCTCGACAAGTCTAGCACCACTCTCATCATCGGTGAGAACGGCGCAGGCAAGAGCACGATCCTCGACGCGCTGTCGTTCGTGCTGTTCAACAAGCCTTTCAGGAAAGTGAACAAGGGACAGCTCATCAACTCTATCACTCGCAAGGAGCTGCAGGTAGAGGTTGAGTTCACCATCGGACAGAACAGGTACCACGTCATCCGCGGCGTGAAGCCTAACCTGTTCGAGGTCTACATGAACGGCAAGCTTCTCAACCAGTCTTCTGACGTCCGAGACTACCAAGAGATCCTCGAGAAGCAGATCCTCAAGATCAACCACAAGTCGTTCTGCCAAGTGGTGGTGCTTGGCTCTGCCTCATTTGTCCCGTTCATGCAGCTGCCTACTGGTCAGCGCCGCGAGATCATCGAGGACCTACTCGACCTACAGATCTTCACGACAATGAACGTGCTCCTCAAGCAGAAGGCAGCCGAGAACGTCAACGACATTTGGAAGTCAGAGAAGGACAAGGACCTCGTAGAGGAGAAGATCAAGCTGGTGCGCGAGCACATGGCCGAGATCCAGAAGAACAGTGAGAAGCTCATCAAGGAGAAGAGGGAGCGCCTCAAGTCCACCGACGACGAGATCGCCAAGTTCATCGACAAGAAGTTTGAGATCGACCGCGACATCGAGGAGCTGGGTACCAAGATCCTCGACGAGGACGCCATGAGCAAGCGAGTCAACAAGGTAAACAGGCTCAAGCACCAGCTCGAGGCCAAGATCGCCAACTTAAACAACGACATCGAGTTCTTAAACAACCACGAGAACTGCCCTACCTGCCAGCGTAACATCGACGAGGGCTTCAAGGCAGAGTCGATCGACAAGAAGAACGACAACATCGCAGAGGTCAGTGCGGGTCTCACTCAGCTGTCTGCCGAGTACGATAAGGTAAACACTCGCATCACCGAGATCATGGAGATCCATGCCGAGATAAACACCAAGAGGATGGAGCTCCACCGAGTACTCACGAAGATCAGCAGCCTTGAGGAGTACAAGTCCCAGATCCAAGAAGAGATCGACTCGATCAAGGTGACCGAGAAGGACAAGGACACCAGCAAGCTGGACGAGCTGATCCTGGACCTCGAGAATACCAAGCAGCAGATCATCAAGCTGTCTGAGGATCAAGTCCTCTATCAGGCAGCCGGCGTGCTCTTGAAAGACGGCGGCATCAAGTCGCGCATCATCAAGCAGTACATCCCTATCATCAACAAGCTCATCAGCAAGTACTTGAGCGCCATGGACTTCTTCGTCCAGTTCGAACTTGACGAGAACTTCAACGAGACGATCAAGTCCCGCTACAGGGACGAGTTCAGCTACGCGTCCTTCTCAGAGGGCGAGAAGATGAGGATCAACTTGGCGGTGCTGTTCACGTGGCGAGCAGTGGCAAAGCTGCGCAACTCGGTCAACACCAACATCCTTATCATGGACGAGGTCTTCGACAGCTCACTCGATGCCAGCGGTACCGAGGAGTTCATGAAGATATTAAACCAGTTGACAAATGATGCAAACGTGTATATAATAAGTCATAAGACGGATCAGATCGTGGACAAGTTCGACAATGTGATCAAGTTTGAGAAGCACAAGAACTTTAGCAAGATGGTGGCGTGATGGAACTAATCTCGAGCAGCAACCCAATACTGACTAAGCCGTGTCTACCCTTCGACTTCAGCAGCCCTCCCTTCGACCCTATCGAGTTCTCGATTGAGCTGGTCAAGACCATGATCGACAACAACGGAGTCGGTCTGGCTGCAAACCAAGTAGGTACCAACTTCCGCGTCTTCGCGATGCGGGCACAGCCTCAGAACTTGGTCTGCTTCAACCCTAAGATCGTCCACCACAGCGTAGAGGAAGTACTCCTTGAAGAGAGCTGCCTCTCGTATCAAGGGTTGATTGTCAAGGTCAAGCGACCTCAGCACATTCGAGTACGGTTCACCCAGCCAAACGGTGAGACTCGGACCGAGACCTACACGGGTATGACCGCTCGCATCTTCCAGCACGAGCTCGACCACCTCGACGGCATCCTGTTCTACAACCGCGCCAACCTCTACCACCGTGAGCAGGCTTTCAGAAAGTGGAAACGATGAACATCTTCTACATTGACGAGGACCCCATCAAGGCTGCTCAGATGATGGTCGACAAGCACGTCGTCAAGATGATCCTCGAGTCGGCACAGCTGCTCTCGACGGCCCATCGTCTCTACGACGGTCGACTCATCGAGGGCGTCAGCAAGTCTGGTCGCAAGCAGAAGCAGTGGGTACTGCCTGACGAGCGCGAGAACGTCATGTACAAGGCGACTCACATGAACCACCCGTCGGCTGTATGGTGTCGCGACTCAGTCGACAACTACAACTGGCTGGTCGAGCACTTCTTTGCCCTCTGCGAGGAGTATACATATCGCTACGGCAAGCAACACAAGTGTCAGGCCATGGGCTACCACCTGCAGTCACCGCCTATGAACCTGCGCAGGCTCGGGCTGACTCCTATGCCGTCCGCCATGGCCGACGAGTACAAGATCAGCGACGACCCATTGACAAACTATCGACACTATTATAAGATAGGTAAGTCAAGCATGCACAGTTGGAAGAAACGTCAAGCACCGGAGTGGATACATGTCTAAAGATTGACATATGAACATAATGGTGTTATAATTGGAAATATAGATCAAGCTATCGAGTATTCCGGAAAATCCAGAAAAACTATTGATAGATGGTGTACTAAAAATTCTAGTTATTCCAAAAAAGAATGGAGAAAATATTATGAGTCGTGACTGGGTTATGGATATTTGGCGAATGCACAAGCACTACGGCGTGCATCCCGTCATCGACAAGATGGACTCTGAGATGCTCGCAAAGTTCTTGGAGTTTCGCATCAACTTCTTACAAGAAGAACTCGACGAGCTTCGCTCCGCTGAGGGTGCTGAAGACGTAGTGGACGCGCTCATCGACCTCTGCGTCGTCGCCATCGGTACCCTTGACGGGTTCGGCGTCGACTCACACAAGGCATGGGACGCGGTACTCGAGGCCAACATGAACAAGCTGACCGGAATCAAGACAACTCGTCCCAACCCTCTCGGCCTGCCAGACCTCATCAAGCCTGAAGGCTGGACTGCCCCGTCCCACGAGGGTAACCATGGTCTCTTCACGAAGGTGAAGTATGACTAGGAGCGAGCAGATCGAGAAGCTCGGCGCACTCGGCGAGGAGATCGTAAAGGGTCTCTTGGCCGAGAAGCACGTCGTTGAGATGAGCGACTATAAGTACGACGCCATCAAGGACATGACAGCGGATGATCAGACCGTAGAGGTAAAGACTCTCGTCCTGATCAAGAAGTTTGAGTCTTTCTGTCTCGGTAAGAAGCAGTGGAAGAAGTGCGACGAGGTAGACCGTCTGTTCTTCGTCCGAGTACCCGAGAGCGAGAACGACCACATCGTGGTCTACGAGTCAGAGAACCCAAGAAGCTTTCGATCGATGCAGTACAACGGCGACTGGTGTCGGATGTACCCATTGACAAATATGAAGATCTATGGTACTATAAACAATAACGAATTGTCTAAGCAGCTATGTGACCTCTCACCCTCAAAGTACAAGGGATTTAAGTATGACAGAACGCGAATCGATCAAGGTACTGCAGGAATGCATCGACCTGCAGCGTCGTAAGTCCAACGACTACCAGAACCCACACTCGACCATCAAGCAGGCCGACTATTACCCATCCGGCTGCGCTACCATCCTCGACGTCATGCAGGCCAAGGTGCTTCGCATGCGCTCGGTCATCGAGGCCATGCAGCACGATCCCAACTACAGCCCTAACTTTGAATCGCTCGACGACTCGGCCAAAGACTTGGCAAACTACGCCTCGTTCTTTGTCGCGTACTCTCGTGGCAAGGTCGACGGCCAAGACCCGTCGCGTGACTTCTTGAACCGTAAAAGAGCTATAGTTACTAAGCTAGAAAACGCTGTAGTGGAATCTATTACTCCATCAGCAGCTCCAGGCTTCGGCGTGAACTACATCAAGACTCCGGGTAACCTCTAATGGCCCAGAACTATGCATTTACAGTCAACACGATTCGTCGTGTGTTCAAGGACATGCTCGCTCGTGAAGACTTCGTCACCGACAAGACCGGTGTGAAGATGCTTGAGATGGTCGGCGCTCAGTTCAATGCAAATGAGCCAGCTATCTTCGGCGAGCCGAACCAAGACTACATCGATCGCGAGCTTCAATGGTATCGCTCGATGTCGCTCAACGTCAACAGCATTCCAGGCGGCCCACCAGCTATCTGGAAGCAGGTGGCTACTCCCGACGGCATGATCAACTCGAACTATGGCTACCTCATCTGGTCGTATGAGAACGAGCTACAGTACGAGAGTGTCTTGACTGAGCTGATGAAGAACCCTAACTCTCGTCGCGCGGTAATGATCTACACTCGTCCTACCATGCACAAGGACTACAACACCGACGGCATGTCCGACTTCATCTGTACCAACGCAGTGCAGTACATGATCCGTGACGGTAAGCTTCAGGTGGTGGTCCAGATGCGGTCCAACGACGTCTGGGCGGGTTATCGCAATGATTGGGCCTGGCAACGCTACGTACAGGACCTGCTCGCCTCTGACCTGGGTGTAGGCATTGGAGACATCATCTGGCAAGTTGGTAGCCTGCATTGCTATCAGAAAGATTTCTGGATGATAGATGGATATTCTAAGACCGGTAAGATGTTAACTAAAGCAGAATACGAAGAGATTTTCAAATAATGCAATGGCAAATCATTTTAGTTCCTTCTTTATATAAATAAAGAATATATCAGGAGGAACTAAAATGAAAAATTATGTCTATTGGATATATGATGAAACATGTATAGATCCAACAAAAGATGGATATGTTGGAGTTAGTCACAACGTATCCGTGAGATATAAAACACATTTAAGAAAAAACAGAGTTCCTAAGGGATCATCAGTTAAAGTACTATTTGAAGGAACTAGAGAAGAGTGTTTTTTATATGAAAAAGAAATGAGACCTTATAAAAAAATAGGATGGAACAATGCGGTTGGTGGTTCTCATGGATGGAAAATTGGATTCTCTCATAGTGAAGAGACAAAAAAGATCTTAAAGCAGAGATGGACTGAAGAAAGAAAAGAAGAAGCATCTTCATTTAGAAAAGAACAAAATAAAAAACTTATAGGACAAAAACGTCCTAAGCAATCTCAAGCTATGTTAGGTTCTAATAATCCAATTTTTGGAACTAAAAGACCAGAATATGTTAAAGAAGCAGTTAGAAAAGCTCACCTTGGAAAAGAACCGACTAATAAACAGATAAACTATTGTATTGGATGCCATGAGAGAGATAGTATATCTATGATAAAGAAATACCATAACAAGTGCTTCAAAATGTTTTGTAATGAGATAGAAGATGTCAAGTAAGTCATGGCGATGGACGCAGAACTACCTCAAGCTAGCCCAACACATCTCGACTTGGTCTAAGGATCCGAGCACCAAGATCGGCGCGGTCGCCGTCGGTGGTCAAGGTCAGATCCTAGCACAGGGATACAACGGCTTCCCTCGCGGAGTCGACGACAGTGAGCGACGCCTTCACGACAGGGAGATCAAGTACAAGTTTGTAGTCCACGCTGAACAGAACTGTATCTACAATGCTACACTCAATGGAACTAGTCTCAACGGCGCAGATCTTTACGTTCATGGTCTTCCTGTATGCTCTGAATGCGCTAAGGGGATCATCCAAGTAGGCATCAAGAACGTCTTTATCTGTCACCCAGCGGACATCGCACCCATCTGGCAAGACGCCTACAAGTTCACCAAGCAGATGTTCAAGGAAGCTGGCGTATCAGCGGTCAGACACGACTTTCACACCGAAGAGATCATCGATGTCGTCAGTGAACCAGAAGGCTGGTAAGGTACTCATCGTAGGTATCAACCCATCCAACTCCACCAAAGTAAAGCCCTGCATCACTCTCAAGCGACTCTATGGCTGGGCAGACTATCTCGGTCTCAAGCACTTCTCGTTTGTCAACTGCATCGGTCGTCCGGGCAGCTACTCGTTCAAGGACGTTGAGTTCGACATGCTCAGCGAGTGTGCAGTCGGCTACGATAGGGTACTCGCCCTCGGTGGGTTCCCGTCCAAGGCTCTCAAGAAGCTCGGTGTCGAGCACTTCACACTACCCCATCCTTCAGGTCTAAATAGGAAGCTGAACGATAGAGAGTATGAACTGAGTGTCTTGAAGGAGTGTAGTGATTATGTTTTCCAAGGGTAGAGTTCTCGTAACCGGATGTACAGGATACATCGGTTCCCATACGGTGAAGGCTCTCAAGCGAGAAGGCTTTGAGGTCCACGGCATCGACATAGACCGACAGTCACCCAACGACGTCCGCAAGTACGTCGACAAGCTCATGTTCGGAGACGCATACGACTTCACGTGGGCCTATAGATACGACGCGGTAGTACACCTAGCAGCATTCATCTCGGTCGAGGAGTCCGTCAGCAAGCCACTCGAGTACTTCCACAACAACACCATGGGTACTCACTGGCAGCTGCACTTCAACGGCACAAACGGCTGTGAGAACTTCGTCTTCGCTTCGACTGCCGGCGCGTTCGACCCAGTGTCTCCCTATGCTCAGTCTAAGCTTATGGCCGAGAGCCTAGTGAAGAACATGGCAAAGAACTACACGATCTTCCGGTTCTTCAACGTAGCCGG